GCCCGCGGGGTGACCGGCGGGCCGAAGGGATGAGGAAGAGAAATCCGTGGGTTGGCTGGGGATCAGACAGCGTCGCGGACCAGGATGCCCAGATCACGCAATTGCGCGATGGCGGCAGCCTGCTGTTCGGCGGTAACGGTTTCTGGCCAGATCAGGGCATCGCGCAAGACGATGGCGTGGCGGACCACCACCAGGGCGTCCGGGTTGTCGGTACTGGTGGCATTGCAGTCATTGATCAGCACGCCGCTGGCCTGGTTGAGTGACCCCGTATCGGCCGGATCGAGCGGAGCGATCTTGCCGGTGGCGCTATCGGTGGCAATGACCGCGCCAAGCGTCAGGTTGTTCCCGGCAGCGAGCGTCATGCGTTCACGGGAATAGCGGCTCTCGGCCTCGAAGCGCAGCAGGTCGGCAAGGTCGTTCGGTTGGGTCATGACGGACATGGTGGATTTCCTTTCTTAGGCGGTGCCGGTGAGTTTCTTGACGGCGGCGACGATGGGCGAGGTGTCGGGCTGACTGGGGACGGCCGTGCCGGCCTCGGCGGTGATGGTCGAGCGAATCTCCGTCGCTTCGGTCTGGGCCGCCCGTGCATCGATCAGCACGCGGCGTACATCCGCCTCGGTCTTGCCGGCCGCGATGAACTCAGCCGCACGGTCCGGACATCCGGCCAGCATGCAAACTTCAGCGATGGCCTGCGCGCTCTGGGTCACTTCGCGGCGAGCTTCAGCGACCAGGACCGCCGCCTCATCAACGCCGATGGTTTCAGAGAGATTTTTGTCGTGGGTGTCTTGTGGGTCAGACATGGATAACTCCTTATGAGGAAGTGCCGTCTCAGCACGGATGACGCCCCGCACCTGAGACGGCGACTGGGTAAGGGCGTTTTTTGGGGCGTTGATGAATTGGTGGAACTCGGTGAGCGTCGCGTCCAGCGTCTGCACACCATCGGCCAGGCCTTGGCTGACCGCGTTGCCGCCGAAGTACAGACCGGCTTCGGTGGCGCGCACAGCATCGATGTCCAGGCCACGCATGGCGGCGACGTGTTCAGTGAAGAGGGCATAAAGCCGATCGACTTCGCCTTGCAACTCCGACTTGGCGGCATCCGACAGCGGCTCATGCGGCGAGTAATCGTTCTTGTGCGCGCCGGCGGTGATGGCGGTGTAGCGATAGCCTTCGGTAGCGTCTTTGATCGACTGATCAACATGCAGGGCGATGACGCCGATGGAGCCCACCCCACCGGTCTCGGTGACAAACAGGCGTTGGGCACTGCTGGCAATCGCATAGGCCGCCGAGTACGCCGTGTCATTGGCTACCGCCCAGAGCGGTTTGACAGCCGCCGCTTCGCGCACACGCCGGGCCAGCTCGAAACTGCCCGAGGCTTCGCCACCCGGAGAGTCGATGTCGAGCAAGATGCCACTGACCATGGGGTCGGCGAGTGCCGTATCCAGCATGGCGGCAATCTCACTGTAGGACGTGAGACCCGAGGCGGCTTCCATGCCCAGCGATCGCTTGACGAGCGTGCCGTATACCGGGATGACCGCGATACCCGTCGGCGAAGCGGTTACAGGTTTAGGGACAGGCAAGGCCAGATCGACGGACGGCGTGGCCAGGCCCAGGCGTTCGCCCATTACCGCCAGGATGACGTCGAGTTTGGCGCGATGGACAAGCAAAGGCGTCCCGAACAGGCGGGAGGCAAGGTGAGGCAGCATGGGCTACTCCAGTGAGGTATCGGTTGAGAGGTCCGTCGGCGCAGCATCGCTGGCCGACGGTGATGGGTTGGGCAAGGGCTGGTCGTAGCGCGGATCGGAATCGAAGACCAATCCCAGGTCATCGGCCCGGGCGTTGTCGGCAGCAATTTCACGATCGACGTCTTCGGCGTCGTAGCCGTTGCCAGAGATCGCTTCCGAGCGACTCATGAGGCCGGCACGAATGGCCAACTTCATGGCGTTGTATTCCTTCTGCGGATCCACCCATTTCCAGCCCTGCGGGATCCACTTGGCCGCCTGGTACTGGCGCTGAGTTTTACGATAACCGGGCAAATTGAGCGTGCCCTCGAGCACCGACTGGTCCATCCAGGCCCGCCAGATCGGTCGGCACAACTGGTGCACGATCACGCCGTGCTGCAAGGCTTCGCAGCGACGTCGGAATTCCAGCAGCCCTGCGCGGATGGAGGAGTAATTGACCTGCGTGAGGTCGCCGGTGAGCATCTCGTAGGTGATGCCCATGGCGGCGGCTACAGCGCGGAACTGCTGACGCATGAATTCCGCATATGAGGACCCAACATCGGCCGGTGCGGAGAATTTGATGTCTTCGCCCGGCTCCAGGATCTGCAGCGTGCCGGGCTCCATGCCAGCCATGGCCACACCGTTGGCATCGGCCGCCGACTCGCCCATCAGGTTGTCTTCCGGGGCCAGGCGGGTGATGAAGCCGGCAAACATCGCAGCGGTTTTCTTGCGCACCAGCTCAGCGTCGTCGTACTGGTCAAGTTCGTTCAACTTGACCAATGCGCGCGTGAGCCACGGCTCTCCCCGGATCTGGCCGGGGCGCAAGGGACGGAACAGGTGGATCACCTCACTGGCATCGACCCGCACGGTGTCTATGCCAGCGCCACCAGCACTGCTTGACATCGGAGCCAGCAAGCCATCGTTGGGATGCGAGCGATACAGGTGATACGCCACTCGGCGACCCAGTCGGTCGAATTCGATGCCGGCACGAATGACGTTTCCACCGGGCAGATCCCGGTTCATGGTGGTTGGCAAATGCTCAGCCTCAAGCACCTGGATCTGGAGCGCCACCGGCAGGCCATCTTCGGTGCGCCGGTAACGCAGTCGGATCAGTGCCTCGCCGCCTTCGAGCATGGCGCGGGTGGCCAGGGCCTGCAGACCGTAGAAGTCGGTCAGTCCTGCCGCATCGGCCTGTTCGCACCAGTCCCACCACAGGCTGTGAATCGCCTCTCGCGTAGTCTGGTCCTGGACCATGCTCTGCGGCTTGATGCCGGTGCCGATGGCGTTCGCCACGAAGGCTTCGATCCCGGCAGCCGCCCATGCGTTGCGCCGCACCAGATCCCGGCTCTTGGCACGCAGTGCGTCCTGGGCCAGCGACAGGGCCGCCACGGCGCCCGGGTTGCTTGGCATCCAGGCCAAAGCACGGCGACCGCCACCGGCGCCGTCATAGACGGGCGTGCCACCGAACATGCGGCGGCTAATCCGGGTCATGGTTTTGAGCCAGGCCATCAGAGTGCCTTGCTCGTGGTGACGCGGATCTGGCGCGATTTGGGTGCGCCGGATTCACGCGCGATGGTGGCTTCGACCTCGGCAATCGCAGCCTTCAGATCAGCCACGCTGCGGTACTCAATGCTCTTGCCCTCGTAGCTCACGCGTTGCTCGCCACTGGCCAGCGCTTCTCGCAGGGCCTGCAGGTGTTCGGGGGTGTAGGTGCTCATGGTCATCCTCAAGCCATCCACTTGCTGCGCACTACCCGGCGCGGTGCCGAGGGTGTGCTCCCAGAAGTGCCGAGACCACCGTCGAATCCTTGTTCTCGGGTGGCCTCTGGGGTTGTGATTTCTTTGGCAACGACCGGAGGGTCGGCGCCGAGTTGTTTTTCAAGTTCTTGCCAGTGGCGGTCTTCGAATCGGTCCAGACCTGCAGCGGCGGCGGCTGCCCGGGCGTAGACGTAGCAGTCGAGAGCCTCATTGCGCTCGCGCATCTTTTGCCACTCACGGTGAGCAAAGCCATTGCGGTCGCGCCGGGTGATCAATTGCTCGGCACAGAGCTGCTGCAGGTATTCCGCATCCACCTTGGGCAGATGCACGAAGCCGGCTGGGTAGATCGGCGTGATTCCGTCCTCGGCCACCTCGGCGCTTTTGCGCAGGTTGTTGTAGAACTCCAGCTTGGCAATGCCGCCAGCCACCGGAAACACCTTGATGCCCCGGCGTAGCTTCTTGCCGCTCGCCGTGGCGTCCACCGCTGTCGGCGTGCCGATCAGCGCCGCGCCACCAGCAATGCCCTTGATCGGCATGAGCCGGGTATCGCGCACGCTGCGCACGAAGGCATAGGCCTCCTGGGTGGCGTAGCCGGTGTCCAGTGCCAGGCGCGCCAGGTTCAGTTGGCAGCCACTGCTGTGGGTCCAGGTCTCGCCCATCAATTTCGCCAGCGATGACCAAACCTCGGTGCGGGCGGTGTCACCCATCAGCACGCGGTGCTCGACGAGCCAGGACTCCTTGCCACGTCCGAAGGCCCAGACCGAGACTTCGATGCGATCCTTCTGCACATCAGCCCCGGCCGTTAGCATCAGACCACCGGCAGGCACGGTGCCGATGCGGTAATCCTCCTTGCGCTCGAGCAAGCGTTGCCAATCCGGCGCTTCGCCTTCTTCGACCCAGGTCTCACCCAGTTCGGTGTTCTTGAAGGTCTTGATGGAGGACGCCGATCGGGTGTCGGACATGGCTGCAGCTTCCCAGGCGCGAGCGATCTCTGCCCAACTTCGCCAGCCCACGGGGCTGTACAGGCTCGACAGATGAAACCCGGCTGTGCGTCCGGCGTTTTCCTGTGCGCATGCCTGCCACTGGCCGTTGTCCAGCATCCAGGTTTTGTGATGCTCAGCGATCGGCTGGATGCAGGACTCGCAGATGTAGGTCGCCGTTTCCGGCTGGCCTCGCTCCCAGCGCAGTTGCTCAAACCGCAGCCACTGACGGTGGTCGCAGTGTGGGCACGGCACAAAGTAGCGGCGCTGGTCCGATGCTTCAAACTCTCGATCGACGGCACTGGCCCCAGCAATCGTTGGGGTCGAGACGATCAGGATCTTGCGCCGGGCAAAGGTTCGGGTGCGCGCCTCGGCAAGCGAGATCGCATCGCCTTCGCCTTCCACATCCAATGGGTAGCCATCCACCTCGTCCAGGAACAGGTAGCGCACCGGCATGGAGCGCAATCCGACCGCGCTGTTGGCCCCGGTCATCACCAGCACGCCGCCGTGGAATTCCTTGGCGAGGATCGTGTTGCCCGAATCGCGGCTGCGTGCCGGGGCAATTCGCTCCTGGATCGCAGGGCTCTCTTCAATCAGCGCATCAATGCGCTGTTTCGAGGCACGCTTGGCCATCTCGACCGTAGGCCACACCGCCATCATCGGACCCGGGGCGTGGTGGATCACGTAACCCACCCAGTTCAGTCCCAATTCCGTGCCGCCCACCTGCGCGCCTTTCATGAACACCACCCGCTCGATCGGCGACATGGGTGACAAGCAATCCATGATTTCGCGCAGGTACGGTGTGCGGCTGGTACGCCAGCGGCCAGGTTCCGAGGCAGCCTTGCTGGAGAGCACGCGGTGCTTATCGGCCCATTCGGACACCGTGAGCAGTGGATCAGGGGTCAGGCCTTCGCGCCAGGCGCGCTCGATGGCGTCCCAGCCTTCGTAATACAGCTCGTCCATGGTCAATCTACCTTGGCCTGCAAGTCGCCAAGGTCTTGCAGTTGCTGGCGCACGGCGGCGTCAAGCGCCACGTGCAAGACGTGCGCATCGACGCCCAGTCCTGCTGACATCTGCGACGAGATGCGCGCTGGCCAGTTCAGCCAGGCATCCCGCTCGGCACGGGCCAGCTTGAACACATGGGCCACGGCCTGTGAGCGATCGACCAGCTCGCCCTTCAATCGGGCCAAGCGCACCTTGTTGGTCTGCGCCTTGACCACCTCGTTGACAGTGCGGGCCTGCAGCAGCGAAGTGCCTCCACTCGACAGCGCCGGGGTGGGCGGCTCTGGCGCGTCTCGCACAACCTTTGCGGAAGTCTGGGGAATCTCGCGGGTGGCTGCGGAAACCTGCGGAGCCGGTTTGTCACTGGCGACATCTGCCACCGACCGCCGGGTCGGTGTGGTGTTGGCCGCCCACTGGGCATCGGCCCCCACCGGATCGATGGTGCCGTCCGGCAACTGGCTGATGCGCCCGGTGTCGATGGCCTTCTTGACGGCCACGTGCGACACGCCTCGGTGGCGCGCGTATGCGCGAATGGACAGTCCCATGGTGTTGATCTACTCAGTGCAAGTGGGTGGCCTCCTCGAGGTATGGGCCAGGCAAAGGCGAGTGAATCACCCGGGATAAGAAAGAGCTTGGCTTCTGGGGCGCACAGCGCGTGAATGCGGATGTCGATTGACAAGCAACCCACCAAGGAGCCCCACATGGCCAAACCCAAGCAACCCACCGCACTCTCCCCAGACGAGATCGAGCTCCTGCTCGAATCGATCGCCCTGGACCACCTGTTCATCGAAACCCTGCAAACCCGCCACCGCGACAGCCTGGACTTTCATGACGTCAGCGTCTGGGGCGTGAAGAGCGCCTTGCAGGCCGCGTTTGATGCTGGCCTGCGCGCAGCCGGTGGCACGCCGAAGCAACCGATGCATCGGGCACGCAAGACAAGCCGCCGCGCGGCCCATCTGCCCACTAGCCTGGCCGCGTGAGGCAGCCATGGCGACGACACTTAACCCCAACCAGCAGGCCATCCTGCAGCACGCCATACAGGACAGCGGCGGCAAGATCATCTGGTTTCCCGAGCACATCAAAGGTGGCGCACGCACCAAAGTGCTCGAAGGCTTGTTCAATCGCGCGCTGATCACGCCCGACGGCGATGACTGGGTGGTGGCAGCCGGGGGCTACGACGCCCTGGGCCTGCCGCGTCCGGTGGCCTTGCCACCGACCATCAGGCTGGACGACCCGGAACTCGAATCGGCGGTGGTCACGGCCGAAGCCAGTTGGCAGCCCGCAAAAGACAAGTCGCCTCGCACCCGCGCCGATAGCAAGCAGGCACTGGTCATTGCACTGTTGCAACGCCCCGAGGGTGCGACCATCGCACAGATCATGGCGGCTACTCAATGGCAACAGCATTACGCCGATGTCCTGGTTATGCCGACCTGCGTCGGTAACCCGGCCTGTGTAGCGGAAAGCGCTGCGATGAAGTCGGCATAAAAAAAATGTCACGCGCATG